AATCTGATTCATGGTAGAAAAGATTTTAATGTCGAGGATATCTTCAATAACTTCTCTACGCTGATTAGAAGACAGCTGCATAAATGGAACAAATGATGCTGCTCCAAGAATAACTACTTGAGTAAATGTTTTGTAGTTTAAACGAAGGATTTGTTGTTCAAGAATCTTTTGATAATCTCTAGTTGCTGCGTCTTGATTTACCAACACACTATCAAGATAGATCTCAAAAATGTTTGGTTTGATGCCACGAATAATTTTGTATTCTTTTTGACCGATAGAAAATTCAATTTCAACAACTGTGTTCTTACCATTGATGGAGTTGACCATCTGGTTCTTATTGATGTTTCTGAAAGGTTTACCAAACAACACAAAACACAGAGCATCTAGACAAGTAGATTTACCTTCACCATTCTTACCAATAATAAGTGTTGTGGTTTGTCTGTTAAGTATTAACTTGTTTGGCTGATTCCCAGTTGATAAAAAGTTTTTCCAAGACAGCGTCTTAAATACAATCATTTATCCTTCCACTCCCATCCGAGGGTAAGTTTAGTAAATAGTCTATGAATAAAATTAGGTTTTGTTTTGCGACCGACAGACATGTTTGGTGTAACTTGCCAGCTACCAACAGCGCCATCGGGAAGAACTTGAAAGGTTTGATATGTCGGATCAGCAACTGCCCATGTCGCAGTATTAATTCCAGTTCCAGCAGTCAAAAACATTCCTGATGTTACAGAACTCTTCGCCCAATCTTCTCGTTTCTTTTTCTCATACTCCTCGCATGAAGTATAATCTAAGTCAAGATTAATCTGTTCAGTAAGTGGCCAGAAAAATTGGATCTCTTGTTGGTACATTATTCTACCTCAATGTTTACAGCTTCCGTATAAAGTGCTTTCATAAATGTCTTCACTTTGTCTTTATCATAATCAGTTTCAATTGAGTCAACATAGTTAGACAACACATCTAGAGTATCCTCAAGATTAATGTCGGTGGCAATTTCTCCTTCAGTGTATTCAGAGAAATCCTCAATGATTTTTACCTCATATGGATTAGAATTATAAACCTTGGTAATGAATTTGTCAAACTTATACAAGTCATTCTTGTTTACAACAATAACTTTTACAAATTTATTTTTTAGATAGTCGTAAGACTGGACGGATGGATCGGTGAGGGAGTCGTCGTATTCGACTCTTTGGAACATCGTATAAGGATTTCCGATGAATTCGAGCTGTCTTGTTTGTAGATCGAACAAGTGAAATCCTCGGGGATCGTTATAGTCCTGCCATGTGAGTTCGTAAGGATTTCCCAAGTAATAGATATGACCATCGTCACTACGATGATGGTAGTGACCACTGAAAACCATATCAAACTTTTTAAACAAATCTTTAGAAAGACCTTCATGACTTTCCATTCCTCTATACATAGCAAATCCAGCAATTTCGAAATGCCCCATGCAGATCTCAGCTTTGCTGGTATTTAGTGTTTCAATACTGTCATCATAATTTTCTGGACAAATCCAAGGAACAAAACAAATTGGTGTATCATCAACTGTAATGTCCATTGCTTTGTGAACCAAACTCACATTAGTATATTCAGCAAGCAATAACTCGGGGGAGTTTACTTCATTTGTGTTCTTAAAGTATGTGTCATGATTACCAGCAATCATAATAACTTTGATTCCTCTTTCCTCGAGTTTATTGAAGAACATTTTCTTCGCTCGGTCAAGAGAATAAAAGTTTACATATTTGCGTCGATCAAAAGTGTCACCAAGAATAAGAACGCAATCAACATCATTTGCATCCAAAGTAGGAAAGAAAGTATTGTCATAAAACTGTTCAAAGAAATCCAAGAAGCCAACACTATCATTCCTAGCACCAAAGTGCTGGTCTGTAATAATTGCTACTTTCAAATGAATCCTACCTTTCTAACATTAGGTTTATGGGTTTGTTCATTAAAAATTTCGGCAATAGAATACTGGTCTTTGATATCAGGCATCGGTGCTCCCAATTTTTCAGCCAGCGCTTTTGCTTCACCATAAGACAGTTGATTAAACTCAACAATATCAAAACAGCGTCCAGGTCTTGTTAATGCTGAATCGATATCTCGCACAGATGGTAAGTTGGTAGAGAAAATCATTTTCTTACCTTTGGTTGTAACAAGACCATCGCCCACATTAAGGAAACGATGCATCATTGTATTACCATCGCTACGAGGTTTCAAGAAAGCATCGCTATCTTCAAGTACCATAACATTGTCATCAGATTCAATGAAACGAGCAAAGAATCCATCTTTGTCTAAAATGCCTGCATCGTAGGAAACAATAGCAGAGGAATTTGTATGCGCAAGAAGTCCACGGATAAAGGTAGTCTTACCAGTTCCTGGAGGTCCAATTAGCAATAAGATATTTGCTGAAGATGCCATATAACGATCGTAGTATGACTCAAGAGTTTCACCTTTAAGGAAAGGGTACATCTCAGCAACAGGTAGTCGTTCGCGATTTAATGGAACATTTACAGATTGTCCATCGCCACCATAAACCCATTCGATGTGGCAAGTAACAACAGAGAAGTTTTCTTCAACGATCTCAATAATATCTTCAACAAAATCTTCGTCGCCAAACGCACGAACATCAGTTGTATTGCTGTTGACATCAAATTTGATAAGGTTTTGTGTTTCTTTTTCTACAATGAAACCTGAGGATGATCCAGATTGAACAAAAAGGAATTTTTTGAATTGACCTTCTGCCCATGTTTGCCATTTCTCGCGATTACACAACACAGATGTATTACGGAATACAGTGGAAACACCACGATCAGAGCGGGATTTCAGAATCTCGGCAGTTACCAAGTCTTCAACATCCGAAACGCCAAGGAAAATTTTGTTATCTTCTTTCATAATATCTTTCAAACTTAACATATTATCAGTAGCATCCCAAGTAAGTCTCCTGAGAAACTTTTTGTTTCTACGAGCTTGTTTTCTCCGTGATCTACCTAAAGGAAACCTGTGTGTAACTACTGCATTTGCCATAACATCTTTCAACCATTCACGAACTTCTCTACTCATTTACAAAATCATCCAAACTTGATTCTTTTTTCTTACGCTTGCGTTCTTTCTTGCGTTCAATAAAATCATCAAAATTATTATTATGCTGCATAAACTCTACATAAGAATTATGATATTCACCTGTTTCATCTTGTTCTTGTAACTCAAACATTTCAAAAGGCATTTCCTGAAGCATCTTACCTTTAATGTAAGTCTGTTTCTTTTCCTCAGCAATGCGCCTTAGAAATGCATAGTATATAATTTGTGTGAAATAAGCAAAGGGGTTTGAGGATTTCTCGGGATCAAAGTTATCGATATATTGTAGACAGTTTTGTATACCATCTAAAATCATATCTTCACGATAACTATAATTGATAAAATTTGCTTTGTATGATAAATGGGTGCCAATCTTCATAAGACACTCACCAATATATGGTGTAACCTGTGGCCAACCCTTATCGGATTTAGTCAACCCTGCTTCCTTTGCAGCAAGTACCTTAATTCGATACTCTTTCATTGCTACTAGAAAGTCAGCATTGTTCACATAATGCGCACCTTTGGCTTTTGTCGCCATAATAAAACTCCATAATTTTTGTTATTACCAGAAGTATACTACCTTTTGATTTAAAAAGCAATTTTTCTTCTTGTAATTATTGCAATAAAATAAATTTGCTATTTGCTTGACGAAAGCGTATACTCTCGATGTAGGGTTTGAAGAAAGTTAATGAAATGTATTATTACCTTCGATAAAGATTTTGAAATCTTCCTCTTCTTCTACTTCCTCTATCTGTTCTGCTATTGATTTCAAAGCAGCGATGGCTTTAGCTGTTTCTATCTCAGGACGCTTAACTTCATCTTCCCAATCCAAACCATTTTGTGTATACGATAATTTAACACCCTCGTGGTCGCGAACCAAATGCACATAGTGGGGAATTGCTTTTTCAGATAGCTGTGTATCTAACACAATATGTTTCTTGTTTACATGGAATGGTTTTGTTGTGTCAACGAATAAAGTATATGGACCTGCGGTAACTTGTTCAGAAACTCTTCCACCTGCAACACCAACCATATGTGTTTTAATTAACATAGGAAATTTCAAAGTCATTGACTCATCGTCTTCTGACTCTTTATATGCCATCAACTGTTCGCCAGTTACTAATTTAATATAAACAAACTGTTCGTTCATAGTTTTACCTCGACGATCTTGTAATTAAATTTTTCTTCTGAGTAGGTTTTTAATCTTTCAGCGAAGTGATTCAAAGTATGATTCTTCCAAGATTTCCAACTCAGGTCGTCTGCCAAATCATATAGATTACATTCTGTCTTACCAGACTTCAATCTTAATCCACGACCAATACTTTGTAGATTTCGTATTTTCGATTTCGATGGGGATGCGAAAACGACATTCTCGAGAGAGGGTATATTGATACCTGTAGAAAATGTACCAAAACTAGCAACAATAATAGCATCGCTCTCAGTTTCTGTAATTCTTCTAATGGCTTCTCTATCTTCAACATCAGTATCGCCAGACACAAAGAAAACTTTTCTTTTATCGTGCGCTTTTTCCTCAATCATTTTCATAAGAACTTTACCATGTTTCTTTACAAACTGGAAAAGAACAAGAGTATTACCTTCACAATTTAATGCAAGATTACGAATAAAATTATTTCGTTTCTCATGCGTTACAATAAAATCCATCTCATCAGCGTATTGATTATTTTTTCTACCTTGACGAGTTATATCATCATACTTCAGTAGTATACATGTAATATTTAGTTTGGCTAATGTTCCCGAGTCCATCAGTTCTTTAGTTGTAGTTACTCGATGGGTTGGACCAAACATACCTTCGAGAACCAACTTATGAACTTTCTTGTTGTCGAGAGTTCCTGTAGTTCCGATACGATATTTTATATCAGTCATTTTACCCATAACCAAACTCAACGAGTTGGCTTTAAATTGGTGGGCTTCATCTCCAAAAATTACATCAAACTGATTGAACCATGCCTTTGGTTGTTTATAAACAGATTGCCAAGTTGTAATTAACACATCTTTAGATATATCTTTGGTAAATCCGCTGTATAATTTTTGACAATGAAATGATGTTTTCCAACCATTGGCACTTGAGTAATCTTCAAAGTCAGCGTATAATTGTTCAACGAGAGAAGTAGTAGGAACAATAATAATACACTTGCGCCCAGCTTCTAAATGATGGCGCATAGTTGTATAGATGATAAAGGATTTACCTGATGCGGTAGGAGAGAGCAACAGAGTACGCTTATGATCAAGCGCATGTCTAACTGCTTCTATTTGATAGTCGCGAATCTCGATTGGTTTACCATGACCATGAGGGTTTAACCATTTAGCAAATTCTTCTACTTGCTGGTATGTAGTATTCTCGCGACCAAGAATATTATCTTTATCTTTAAACTGTATTGCGTAATCGTTTCTATCACAGAACTCAATTACATAATTGACTAGTCCAACATATAATGTTTTACGAATGATATCATATAACCTTACTTTACCATCCCAAAGACGAGCACGATACTGCGGAGTAAACCTTGCTCCTGGATATTCAAAGGTAAAGAAGTCTGATAGTTCTTGTTCTAGCGACGGATCGTCAGCATAGATTCTTAGATGAACTTCGTCAATTTTTTCTACTGTTATCATGCGCCACTTATAAATTTCTTCCACTCGATACTGTTGCGAATTTGCCAGTCGCGAGCTTTAATTTGATTCATTACGGATTCGAGAAAATCAACTATACATTGAATGTAGTTTGCTTTAATCTCTGCGTGATTTAGATCTTCATCACCACCAAGAAACTCTTCCATTTCATTCTTGAGTGGTTTGATACCTTGCCATTGTGACCAACCCAAGTCATGTAATTCTTCACGAGTTAATTCGCCACGATAATAGCGGAATTTGTCTTGGCGGAGTGTGTTGTAGTCAGACTTCATTTTAGCAAGTTGTAACTTGAATCGAATGAGTTCGTTTAAATATTTTGAGTGGAGTTTTGCTGTGTTGACGGATTCTTGATCTAAATGATTGTCATCAATAACACAGTCTGCAGCCCACGATCTTTGCAATTCTTCAAGGTTCATAATAAATTCTCCAGTTATATACTATAATTATACTACAAAAGCAAATTTATAGCAAGTTATGGAGCTGCAAAAGTATAGTAGGAGAAACGGAATGTTGCTTCGCCTTGCAAATAAGGCACATCGGTGTTAGTAGATTCAAAGTCCAACGACTCAAGAGAAATTGGAAACAAATCATTAAAAGTAATTGTCTTTACAGGATTGTTTGTGTTGTTTAATATTTGCATAGTTCCAACAGAATAATTGGAAGACAAATTGCCAATAACACTTGCCTGTGAAGCAGAAATATAATCAATATACTGCTGATAACTTTGTGGGAATCCCAAACCAATTAACCAGTTATATACAGCAATATAGTTGTCCATGTTTTCATCAACAAGGAAACGAACCTTTAACAAATCGTATGTTAAATGGTCGCCTGGAATTGGCATATTAGCAAATGGGTTAGCCAATACTGGATCGCCAAATGTAATGCCTGGAATCTGAACTTGCTGACAGAAAAATTCTACTTCTGGCAGCGAAGCGATATTGAATTTAAACCCATTCGGTGAGAGTGGATTTGTATTTGTTGGGTTTGTTAGTGTTATGCTCATACACTTATTTATATGAAAAAAAAGGGAGACATTTCTGTCTCCCTTAAACACCGCTTCTTAATGTCGGCTTAATTCATAACCAAGCCGAATCCAAGATTACATCAAGTTAGTAACAGCTACTTTACGGTAGTAGTAGTTAGTACCTGATTGTAGGTTAGTGTTGTTGCCGTCCAACTGAACGAATGGGTTAGATACTAGACCATAACG